CGTCGGACAAGCCGACCGTAGCGATGCGCAGGTCGACAGGTTCGCCGAGCTGCGCGGCGGCGATGCGCGCGAGCCCGGCCTTGGTGCAGGTAAGGACGAGCGGGGTCATGGCGTGGTGTCCAGCAAGAAGCCGTCTTCGGTTTCGATCGGTTCGCCCTGCTCGGTCTGGAGCAGGCGGTCCCAATCGCGCGTGCGATCGTCGGTGATGACGCCGACGTCGCGGCGCGCGGTGAGCGTGCGGGCGACGGCGAGCGCGCCGGGATCGACGCTGGCGGCGAAGTGCTGCACCACAACCAGGTGCTCGCGCAGCGGCTTCACGCGAACGACGTCGCGGATGATATGCTCGGCCGCGGAAGCGAGCGCGCGGTCGCCGCTGGTGGCATCGAGCGGTATGCGGATCTCGAAGGTATGACGATCGAGCGCGGGTTGCGCCTCGTGCCACTCGATCACCTGCGCCAGCGCGTCGATGCGCGCGAGCACGGTCTCTACTGCCCAGCGCGTGCCCTTGCGGCGGTGAAGCAGGATCGAGTCGGCGATGGCCTGCCGCTTGGTCGCCTCGTTCCAGGTGGTCTCCCAGATGTCGACCGACTCACCCCAGGCGAGCCACGGCAGCAGCTCGGCCGGGCAGGTGGCGGGATCGAGCAGCGGATCGAGCGCGACGGGCACGTCCGCGATCCGCGCGGTGGCAGCCGCGAGCGCACGCTCGAGAGGGGTTGCGTTGGGCGGCAGCAGGTCAGCCACGGCGCAGCGTGATCCCGGTGCAGAAGCTCGCCTGCGTCGCCGCGCACAGCACGTCGGCCGCGGGATGCGTGACGACGACGTTCTCGACACCGGCGACCTTCAGCGCCGCGGCGATGCCAGCGATGCGCACCGCGCGCCCGAGCTTGTGGCAGTCGGCGACATAGGCGTCGAGCAGCGGTCGACCGGTCGCGATCAGCAGGTCGGCGTCGGGGCCATCGAAGGGCACGACCGTCGCGTCGACGGCGTATGGCATGATCTCGGCCGAGGCGACGGTCACCTGATCGCCGAGCGGGCGGATCTCACGCGCGGTGACGATCGCGCGGATCTGCGCGAGGAGCGCGACGCTGGCGGCACCGGCCGGCGTCTCGCCCGACAGCACCGACACCAGCACCTCGCCGGGCGTGGGCGAGATTGCGCTGGCGTCGATGACGAGCGGCGAGCCGGTCTTCGCGTGATAGACGTAGGCCAGCTCGGGACCGGCGACCGAATAGCTCTCGGGCGCAAGGACGATGCGGTGACGCAGATCGTCGTCGCTCTCCACCACCGCCTCGGCACCGGTGCCGAGATTAGCGGGGGTGATAACCAGGCGCGTGACGCCCATGCGCGCGGCGAGGTGATCGAGCGTGGCTCCGGTCGCGTAGGCGACCAGCGTCGCTTGCGCGCCGTCCTGCGCGTCGCGGCGCATCAGCAGCTCGCGATAGGCGGCGACTTGCAGCACTTTAACCGCCGGGTCGCTGTCGATCGTAGCGTCGAACGATGGCAGGCCCGCCTGCACCGCGGCGACCAGCTCGGCCAGGATTGCCTCGAAGCCGAGCTGCGGCACGAGGACGGGCGCGGGCAGGCGCGACAGATCGACGCTGGTGGAAGTGGTGGCAGGCATCACCGGCACTTCGGCGCGGTTTCCCCGTTATGCGCTAGGCGGGTGTCATGTAGAGGGCGTCTCTACAGGTGAGCGCTATCCACCTATTAGTTTTAGAAGGGACGAGGGCGGCGGATAGAAGGTAAGATCATAAAGCCAAATAATTGTCGCTAGACATAGCAGGACAGTGGGTGCGACGGTGTCGTACCATCTAAACATCGTGATTTCGCTACCACTAACGGTGGCATGCCACTGGCTTAAATCGCGAATGTTCGCCTTTAGTAGGCGATCCAAATCGCCCTGAACTATCTCTAGATCTTCTATCTTTTGCAGTGAGTGGTAAATATCAAATGCTCGAACTCTCCTTCTGGAAAACTCTCCAGTAAGCTCTTTCAAAGCTTCTTTGTAGCCAATGACCTTAGAAATGTTATAGTGGTAATTAGATATTTTTTCTGCCGCCATCAGGTTAGGATCTACATTAAGCATCTGATCCAATAGATCCATACTAGCGGTAAGATCAGTGACCGACTGAGATAGTCTTAAATCGCTAATCTCCATTGCCTTTGCGTCTTCGTTGACAGATTTAAGTGTTTGTTGAACAGCCTGTAAAGAAGACGGTAAAGGCTGCATTACCGTTTCAATCTGAGATAGGCGTGCGTCAAGGATAGCGTCTGGCGATCTAATCGTACGCCCACGTGTTAAGACATTGTTCTTGAGGCGTACAATGCCGCGTTCATAGTAAAAACCTAAAGCGTGGTAGCCGGACACCAAAAGCATCAAAGTCGTAAGTATACGTGGGTTGATCGACAAACCGTCTCCGAAAACTTCCGGACTGATCGTTTCGTTTGTATGAGTGCACTCAACGAGAAGAGTGATACCAAGCCAGAAAAGTAGATTTCTTTTCGCACGTAAAAAGCGGTCCGTGTGATCCAGTAATCCTCCATTTTCGCTCATGATATATCCCCTTATTTGCATAGGAGGATACATCCGTCGATCTGTCAACGCGCTGCGAAACGCTCCAAAAGCAACTCTGAGATCCGTTCACAATCTGTACTCGAAAGGCCGACTAAGATGCGCGTGGCATATCGGACCTTCGCCTGCCCCGGCGCTGGCGCGTCAATGAGCCCCTCCTGGTGAATGCGCGCGATGCGGGCGGCGGGGCCGCTGAAGCCGAACCATGCCTCATTGTCGGTCGCACCGGCCTTCAGGTGCTTTGCCATGCGCAGCTTGCGGAACATGGCCTTGCGGCGGATCGCGCCCTTCTTCGACGGCTTCTTCACGCGGCGTTCGGCGAACGCCGAACCATCGGGGTTCTGCTGCGCGCCGATGCGGGTGCGGTTGGCGCTCTGCCCGTAGCGACCGATTTGGCGCAGAAGAGTGCGGCGCTGGGGTGCGTCGAGGTTGTGCAGCAGCGCCCGCGCGAGATCCGCGATGGGTGCGAAGTCGTCAGGCATGGTCGGGTTCGGGCACGATCACCTCGGCACCGCTCGCGAGATCAACGGCGATACCGGCGAGCAGCGTGACAGGGGTGTCGGGCATGCCGGGAAACGTCTCGGTGCGGGGCGGCTCGGGCAGGTGCTCGACGTTCACGCCGCCCGCCGCGGTAGTGACCCGCACCAGCTCGGTCAGCTCGATGTCGATCGACACGTCCTGCGCGCCGCTGTCGAGGAGTTCGGACTCGAACGTGAAGGGCTGCGACGGCGCACTCTCGAGCAGATCCGGCTCGTTGACCGCCACCCAGGCGAGCAGCGGCACGATGATGCGGTCGAGATCACCGGTGAAGTCCTGCACGACCAGGTTGAGCTTGTAGGCGTAGACGAACGACAGCGATCCGGTCGGCCGGCAGGTGACCCGGCCGTTGTCGATGAACAGCGACAACGTCTCGGGATGCTCGCGCAGGTACTGGACCTGCGCGAGGAGGGTGGATTTCAGATCGTCGGGCTTCCTCACAGGTCGTTGGCTCGCAACGCGAGAAAGTAGGTCGCATTGAGCGTGATCGACCCGGTGCCGTCGAAGGTGCCGGCCTTGGCGGCGATGACGACGTCGAGCGCTGCGAGCTGCGCCGCGACAGTGCCGTCCGTCCAAGTGGTGTTATCGGTCCCAAGCGTTTGCGCGGTGCCAGTGGAGCTGCCGAACCGCGTCGGCGACGCAGCCGTGCCGACGTTTATGCCGGTGAGCCCAGTGGTGGTGCCGAGTGCCGGGTTGATGTTGGCGGTGATGCCGAACAGCACCGCGCCCTTCGGCACCAGCGAGGCCGCGACGATCGACGCACTGCCGGCCGCAGGCGTGAACGTCATTGTGCTGCGGCGCATGCCCCAGTCCGACTGCCCGCCAAGCTCGCGGTAGCTGCCCGACGCCATGTGCGTGATGCGCGCGGTATTGCCGACCGCGCTGTCGCCGTTCCGTGCAACGCGCATCACTGCCCATTGCGGACTATCGGTCTCGATCGTGATACGGTTGTTGGTGGAATTGAAGACACCGTCTTCGGTAGTGGCGATCGCGGTACGGAGCTGCACCACGACGGGCGGACCGGCGACCTGCTGACCGGATGGATCGGCGATCGTCTGCACCTTCGGCATGTGAAGCGCGAGATGGAGCGACACGTTGCTCATCGACAGCGCCATGAGCGGATTGGCACCCGATGCGTACAGGGTCCCGTTGTAGACGATGTTCCACCGCATCGTCATGTTAGTTAGGCCATCGCCGAGGATCAGCG